GCTGGCAGGGTACGTGAGTACCAATACCTTTGGCAACAACAGCCTGCTCAGGATTGACGTACCGGCGAGCCCCTACGCGCCCGCGTTTACGTCCTACCTGGGCATCAGCAGTATCTTTGACCTGACGCTGGTCACAGAGGACATTGTCCATGCCACGCTGGCCACCCTGAAGCCGCGCCCGGTCACCGTGTACGAGCCCTACCAACAACTGAGCCCGCCGCGTGTAGAGGAGTGGGACCAGGCTCAGGAGGACGACGGCGACGAGTACGACGATGAGGACCAGCAGTATGAGTGATCGTGCGACCATCGGCGTCTGCCCACAGTGCGACGCCGCGACCCGTGCCAACCCCCAGCAGCTCTACCTGGAGGCTGGTGTCAACCTGGAGGGAGCGGGCTTTCTCCACATGGCCTGGCGTAAGGAGCGTGCCCAACTGACGCCCGACGAAGCCCGACACCACGCGCTCCAGCTTGTCCAGATGGCCGAAGCCGCCGACTATGAGGCAGCCTTTGTGCGCTGGTGTCAGGCCCGGATGGAACTCCCGCTGCAGGAAGCTGTGGCACTGCTGGAGGACCTCCGCACCTTCTTTACCATCGCTGAGGAGCGCCCACTAGGGAGGGGACGCCATGAGTGACCCGGACGCCGCCGCTTTTTCCAACCCGCTACCCCGGTATAAATTCTGGGAGAAGCGTGTCATTGCTGCCTATCTGCGCATGCTAGGCCACAGTCAGAAAGCCGTCGCAGCGGCAGTCAACCGCAACGTGCGCACCATACGGAATTGGGAAAACGAGACGGCCACCTGGACCCAGGCCCGTGACGAAGCCGCCGCGCGCTGGCTCTCGGACCTGGTCGACGCCGCGCGGGGGACCGTGCTCACCGCTGTGCAAGGGGGAGACGCCGCGCTGGCCCTGAGTATCTTAGAGCGCAGGCTCCCCGAACTGGCGCCGCCCAAATCGCGCGTGGAGCTGAGTATCCCGTGGGACCATTTGACGGATGACCAACTCCGCCGCATCGCCAGCGGGGAACCGCCCGCCAAGGTGTTGAGCTATGTCAACGCTGGTCTCCATCCAAGCGGAGGCGCTGCTCCGCTGGCGTGAACGCCAGCGCCAGGAGCAGGCCGCCACTATCAGCGCCTGGCGTGATCAGGCTGCAGCGAGCTGTCGCATTCCCCATGCCCAGCAAGTGCGCTTTCTAGAGTCACCCAGCAAGCGCAAGGTGATCCGAGCAGGGAGGCGTGGTGGAAAGACGGTAGGCATGGCCTTGCTGGCGGTGAGGGCGTTCCTGGCAGGCCGCCGCATTCTTTATGCCGTGCCCACTCAGGAACAGATGGACCGCTTCTGGTTTGAGTGCAAGCTGGCCCTCAGCGTGCCCCTCGACGCGGGCATCTTGTACAAGAATGAGACCCGGCACATTATAGAGCTGACCGGCACCGAGAACCGCATACGGGCAAAGACGGCCTGGAATGCCGACACCCTGAGAGGGGACTACGCAGAGACGTTGATCCTGGATGAGTACCAGCTCATGGCCGAAGAAGCCTGGGGCACGGTAGGGGCTCCCATGATGGCCGACAAGAACGGCGATGCCGTCTTTGTGTTCACCCCGCCGAGCTTCCGCACGTCGAGTGTGTCCAAAGCCCGCGACAAGCAGCACGCAACGAAGCTCTACCGCGACGCCGCCAAGGATACCACTGGACGGTGGGAGGTGTTTCACTTCGCCAGCCAGGACAATCCGCACATTTCGGCAGAAGCCCTGGAGGACCTGGCCAGTGACATGACGGACCTGGCCTATAGGCAAGAGATTTTAGCGGAGGATTTGGAAGACAACCCGGCCTCGCTTTGGCGTCGCGAACTCATTATATATAAAGGTCTTTCTTGATTTTTGGCTATACTTAAAGAGTCTACCCACGGGAGAGACACCGGCCCTCCCGTGGGCTTCACCACGTTAGCTATTGGAGGTAGCTACCATGGCTCTCAGCAGTATAGCATGTACAATCGCGCAGTGTGACCGTCCTGTCTATCGGTATGGCTGGTGTCGCCGCCATCATTACCGCTTCCTAGTGCATGGCGATCCTGAAGGTGGGGAGCCCTTACGCAATACCGAGCATGCGACAACCTGTTGCATCCCTGGGTGTAACCGGCCATATGTGGGCAAGGGGCTCTGTGGTCTGCATTACCAACGGCGTGCCCTGCATGGGGACCCATTCTATCGTCACCGCTGGTATAAAGACCAACCCTGCACCGTGCGCGGCTGTAAGAATTTGCAACGCTATGAAGGCTATTGTAGTAAGCATCAGCAACGCCTTAAAAAGCATGGCGATCCTACAATACGGCTCATAGCAGAGACAGGTAGTGGGACCATCTCCCGGCAAGGGTACCGCCGTGTCTATAAGCCAGGGCATCCAGGAGCCACAAAAACGGGCTGGATGCTAGAGCATCGCCTTGTTATGGCGGAGATGCTAGGGCGTGCGTTGCTCTCAGAGGAAGTGGTGCACCACAAGAACGGGAACCGCCTGGACAATCGCCCGGAAAACCTGGAGTTGTGGCTCAAATCGCAACCCCCAGGCCAGCGAGTTATGGACCAGCTTACATGGGCACGCCAGATAATTGCCCAATACGGCCACCTGGCGCGCAGTCCATATTTCCAGGATGGTCACGCGGACACAAGGCAGCCCGACAGCGCGCAACTCTCTCTCTTGGAGTAAGGCCCATGCCCACCTACAAGGACGCCGCCCGCATTGTGATAGCGGTCGACCCGGCTGTCACCTCGACCAGGAGCAGTGATGAGGTGGGGATTGTGGTGTGTGCCCGCAGCCTGGACCACACCGGCTATGTGCTGGAGGACCTCAGCGGACGCTTTAGCCCGGAGCGCTGGGCACGCCGGGTGAGTGATGCCTATTGGGACCTGCAAGCGGACCGGGTGGTAGCCGAAGTCAACAACGGGGGGGACATGGTCGAAGCCGTCCTGCGTATGGTGGACAAGGAAATCAGCTACAAGGCCGTGCATGCGTCCAGGGGCAAGCAGACCAGAGCGGAGCCCATTGTAGCCCTGTACGAGAAAGGCCGCATCTTCCATACCAGGCCGTTCCCCGCGTTGGAGGATGAACTCTGTAATTGGGACCCGACCAGTGGCGCCCGCTCCCCGTCGCGCCTGGACGCCCTGGTCTGGGGCTTTACGGAGCTATTTCTAGGCATGCGGGCTGGCCGGGTGGTGCTCATATGAGCGAAGTCCCCCGCTTTGTTGTCGTGTGTGTCGCCTGTCGCAGCCCGCTGGTGCTCCTGACCGGGAGCCGCGACGCAGAGGGCGTCTGGCTGATGATGTGCTGCGCTGGCTGTGGTGCGACGCAACGCGCCGGACCGCTGGCCATGGAGGAAGACCCCGCATGCCCGCACACCGCCTGACCGTAGCACTTGGATAGGACAGTATCCCCGTGGCTCTCGTGGAAGTGCTCCACCCGCTCAACCCGTGGCATGCCGCTGTGACGCGCGCCGTGGACGCGGTCGACGCCTACGCCCCGAACCCGTCCGCCTTGCTGCGCCGCCTGGTGGTCTATGCGCATGGGCGCTTGCGCCACCGCCCCCTGTGGGATGCCATGCAGGCCCGTGGCTGGTCTCAGCGTGACCTGTGCGACTTTTTAGGGTGCACCTATGCCAATGGGACGAAGATGGTCTGCTTGCAGCACATCCCCACCTCGCCCACCATCCAGCGCCGCCTGATGGAACTCACCGGCTGGGCCATCGACGATCTTTTTCCGCCTGTGTTTTTCCAGGCGCTCTGGAATACGCACCGCGCGACCAGCCGCGCCACCCCGCGCGCGATCCGCCAGGCGTGGTACCCGGAGCCGAGCCCGGACCCGGCCACCGCGTACCAGGAGGGGGAGCTGCAGCGCGTTGTGCGGGGGGAGCTAGACACCCTCACCCCCAACCAGCGCACCGTGCTTGAGGGGTATTTTGGGCTGGAAGGGCCACCGCAGACCCTGGAAGCGCTGGCCAAAACCCAGGGCAAGAGCTACGAACGTATCCGCCAGATGCGAGACGCCGCGCTCCGCAAGCTCAGCCACCCCGCGCACCGTGCCAGACTCAGGCCGTACCTGGAGGACCTCGACGGCATCCGTCCCACCTGGGGACGCATGGCCTACCTGCCTGAGAGGGATGCGCCAGCGCCACGCCCGAAGCCACCCCCGGCGCCGCTGCCCAAGGTCTACACCTGGCACCGCACCCCCTGGCCGATCACGCAGCCCGCTGACCTGGTGCTGCAGGCCACCGACGTGCCCGGCTGGGAGCTACAGCGCGCGCTGGGACCAGGGGAGCATGTACTAGGGTTTGAAGTGGTCACCTTTGACCAGGAGGGCACCGGCTGGACCACGTCCCCGGCCACCATGACCCAGGCCCTCCTGTTCCCGGAGATGTTCCGCGTGCGTCGACGCCCACAGCCCCCGCCGCCGATCTTTACCGTGCTACCGGGCACGCTGCGCTGTCTCATACGGTGGAAGATTCACGGCACCCCTTTTTTGCCCGCAACACGGGAAAGGAGCAAGCAACGATGACCGATGACCAGGAGTATGCCGCTGACCTGCTAGAGGAAATGTGTGGCCCGCTGGATGAACTCCTAGCCGAGTACAAGGACGCCTTCACCCCGGCACAAACGAAGAAGCTAGGAGAAATCCGTGACTGCATAGAGGAAATGCTCACCGAACTCCAGGAGAGCCCAGACGATGTCTGAGGACTGGCGCAGTGACCTGGAAACCGCCCTCTTTACCCGGCTGCCCGCCCATGAGCCGGACTGGACCTATGAGGGGAGCCAGTACGTGGCAGAGCGGGCACTAGAGGACGTGCGTGGACAACTGTACTTTGTCGAAACATGGAGCGACCGACGCACGCACAAGGTAGCGGGGAGCTGGCGCCTGGCCCTAGAGGCTGGCGCCTTTGTGGGTGTCCCCGACTGGCTCTTACAGCGCAGTGTGGACACCCTGGTGCAGGCGATAGCGCGCGAACGTCCGAAGCCGAAGACCCGCAGCGAGCCCGAGACGTTCAACCCCGGCAGGTTTGCCGCCCAGGAAGGCCGCAGACGTGGCTAGCGCTGCCCCGCCCGCTCTGCCTGCTCCCGTAATTGCTTGATACGCTGCTCTGCGCCTGTGGTGCGTGGCTCACTGGCAGGCCGCGCCGCTGGCTGTGCCGTAGGCGTGGGCGTGGCATGGAGCGCCGCGCCTGTGAAGAGGAGCACCCCGGCAAGTAGGCCCGCCGCCATGCACGTCCCCAGCGTGGTGAGGACCTCGACGACCAGGCTGGCACTGCCTGGCTTGTCTGGAGGGACCGCGCCCGGCGCACTAGGGAGGACGGCGATCACCAGCGCGAAGGGACCCAGCACGTAGGTGAGGAGACTCCACACCACCGCACTACGCCCACGGACCAGGGCACAGTAGGCCACCAGCCACCGGAAAGGGAAGCTCAGGAGAATCACGACCACCGCCAGCAGGAAGAGGGGAGCAACACCCCCGTACCAGGGGGACCAGGTTGGCGTACCCATAGGGGAGCCTTTCAGGGCGCCCGCCTGGACGCCCGCGTAGTTAGTTCATCAGTGCACGGGGAAGCAGCACCGCCGCCCCGACAATGCGCTGCCCGGCGATCATAGAGGCGTAGTAGTTAAATGCCAGGTTCTGCCAGAGCCCTTCCTCATTGACCAGCATGCACATGGTAGGATGGCCTGGCACCCCGACCAGCTCTATGTAGCCCGCTACTGCCTCTTGTAAGGCTTTGAGCCAGGCACCATCTCCGTCTGGCTTGGCCAGTGGCCGGGTGCTCCCGTCGACCTCGATCACAATGGCGCCGTCTTGCTCCATACTTATGCAACCCTACCTTTCTGCCGTTCGTGTTCGTGGTGTTCAACGTGGCAGTTGGCACATAACAGCTCAAAGCGCTCTGGGTGTGCCACCAGTTCCCGTATGGAGGTACCACCCTTTTTCGTCCAGGCGTACTTTTCATGGCTTACTTTATGATGGAAATGCAGCGCGGCTGTGCAACGGGCATACCCACACCTAGCACAACAGCCCCCGAACCGCTGCAGCATGTCTCGCCTTTGCTGGCGTTCCTTCCTACGCCAGCGGATTTTTTCACAATGCGGGCAGCGTTGCTTCCACCGTTCATAGCCCTGATAACTGAGCGGGCTCTCACAGTCACAACAACGCCGTTCTGGTTTCAAGTCAACGCTCAGACATCTGTGCTCAGCGTGAGGGGAAGCGAGCATAAGACCGCACGCCTGGCAGCGTATGGCAAGCGTACAGGCTCTGCACATCGTTGTCTTGCGGTCTGGACGGTCAGCAATAGAGGCGCCGCAGCCTGTACAGGGCATCAAAGGATAGGCCATTCTTTGCTCCATGAGACAGGGGACCCGTAGGCCCCCCGCCAGGTGTCAGGCTGTCGCCCCGTTGAAAGGCAGCTCCATGTCTGCCTGCTCTGCCAGGGCTTCCAGGGCGTGCACCGCCGCCCGTAATTCCGGGAGGTGTGCCGGGGAGAGTTGCAGGCTCAGGCCGTGGCCATCGCCGTGGTACCCGGCTCTGTAGAGGGTAATCGCCTCAATTTCCGGGTGCACGGTGAGGAGCAGATGCTCATGAGGATGGAGGACAAAGCATTGATCTATCCAGGTTTGCATGCTACTCCTCCCCCAATTCTTCCAGGCTGACCATGTCGATATTGAGCGCATCGCGCAACACGCGGGACTTGGCCCGTGTGAGCGCCACCCTCCTGAAATGTGCCCCCACTTTCTTGGTGACGTTGTCCGGGCTGGCGTCGCCGCACTCTGCGAACCGACCAAACGGGAAGACAGCCACCGCATGCGCCAGGGAGAGGGTGGCATCGTTATAGGTCCACTCCGCCGCCAACTCGATCAAGCCCCGCTCATGCGCCAGGGCCAGCAGGCCCGCGTATTTGATGAAGGGCTTCCCCTGTATCAGAGCAATGTATTGCTGGGGAATGACCGGCGCCAGCCTGGCCACCGGCGCCAGGGCTGGCAGCTCCTCTGCGCCTGCCTCACCCTGGAGCAGCGCCAGGACCCGCCGATGCATGCCCGCTGCTATCCTGTGCTGGCACATGCCGCCATGGGGAGCTTTTTCCGCGTCTGGACAGGGACACACGCCATTGAGCGCGTAGTGCTTCGTGGGGTCCGTCAGACTCTGCACGCTGTAGCCGTGCGCCGTCTGGATGACCCCGCCCTGCGTCAGGATAGTGACCGCCCGCGCAATGCGCCCGTTCGCCTCTGGGAGCGCATGGGTAGCCCGGCTGGCCACCTCTTGCACCAGTGCCGGGAACCGGGGATCAGTGTGGAGAGAGTGCGCCATCTAGCACCCCCTCTCTGCGTCCGCCAGCCGCTGGGCTTCGATCACGTCCCACCGACCCAGCAGGACCAGTGCCGGGTGTGCGTGGGCCAGCAGTTGGAACGTGCTGGTCCCCTCTGCCTGGTACACAAAGCCACCGGGGACACAGTCCGCCGTCCCTGGCGTGTCGCCCAGGTGTGCAAAGTAGCGGTGCGAATGCCACTTGCGGCCCTGGATGGTTTTGGTTACTGTCTTCTGCATCTGAGTGCCTCTCGTTAGGTGTTCAGGACCAGAGGGCAGCCTGTACTTGTCGAGGGTGACGGGCTGCCCTTTGTTGTGTTCTAATTATACAAGCAAAGAATAATGAATGCGATAAGTATTGAACAAGTTATAATGATAGAGTAGGCTCTTTTTTTTGAGAGAGGAGGACCACTATGGAAGCAACCAGGACCTGGGAAATCACCCTGGGTGCGCGGATACGGCGAGCCCGGCAACGCCTACCCATGAGTCAGGCTGAGCTATCCCGCCGCCTGGGGATCACCCGCAATGCCATGAACTTGATAGAGATGGGACGCAGCGACCCGCGCGCCAGCCGTGTCAAAGAGATTGCATCTATCTTGCGTGTGAGCACTGATTATTTACTTGGGATGGAAGAGGAGTACAGCACCGATGCTCAGCGATCCGCCGTATAACGACATCGACGCACTAGGCGACTGCTGCGACCGCAGCCACGCGCTAGGGTATGATCACTGCCCCATATGCCAGGGGAGCGCAACGCTCACACTCCCCCCGGCCACCCCCCAGGCCCTCTTGTTGGACCTGGAAGACCAGATGCGCCACCAACGGGAGAGCAGCACCCCGGTAGCGCCCTGGCAGCTCGATATATGGATAACCCTGGTCAATCAGGCCAGGCGACGTATGCAGGAGAGGTAAGGCTCTACATAGACAAAGAGCATAGACCAGGGAACGCCAGCCAGCACCCCTATGCCTATGCTCCTTGATGGTCCGTACCACGTACCATGGAAGAGAGTATACATGACAGCAAGTGGTTATATCTATGCCATAGGAGTAGACGGTAGCCCTGGTGTCAAAATTGGTTGTACGCGGACGGCTGTAGCAAAACGTCTGGCACAGCTCCAAACAGGGCACGCTGAGCAGCTCACCCTTTTTGCAGCAGTAGAAGTCAGAGAGCACCTTTTTGCTGTGGAAGACCTCATCCACCGCGCCCTTGTTGCGCACCAACTAACCGGAGAGTGGTTTGCATGCACCATGACGCCAGAACGTCTCAGCGCGTTGGTCACACAAGCCCAGGCGACACTCTCACGCACGCCAGCGACCGATGGAGAGGACGCGATCATTGACGACATTTTAGCGGCATGTGGACTGAGTACCTCGCAGAAAATGTTGCTCATTGTCCTTGCGTCTCTCCCCCCACTGGCGACCGGAGGCGTCCCTCCCTCTCTCCGTCGCCTGGCGCAGCGCAGTAGCCTGGCCCTCTCCACGGTCTGCACGCTCCTCAAGGACCTCACAGAGCGTGGCTACCTGACCGTCCAACGCAGGCACGGCCACAGGCAGGGCAATGACTACCGCATCAACCGCGCGCGCCTGGCGCAGGCCGACCATGTCAGAGAGGGGAGCATATGACGTATGCTATCCATCCCCCTCAGCTTGAGGCGATCTTTGGGGACAACACCCTCAGCCCGTCAAAAAAACTCCTCTTACTTGTGCTGCAGAGCCATGCGAGTGGTCCAGGGCAAGGCGTGTATCCCTCACTGCGCCGCCTTGCTTCATATAGCGGGCTTTCTCTCGCGCATGTCTGCACGCTTTTACCCGAACTGGAAGCCAGCGGACACCTGGCTATTCAACACCGCCAGGGTCCGAAAGGCGGCAATGTGTATGTACTGACCCTCTCCACTGTACCAGTAACTGGAGCACCATCTACTGGAGCTGTACCAGTGGCTGGTACTCATCAGGCTGGTGCTCCACTGGCTGGAACAGAATTAAATACTGAAAGGGAAAAGGCTTTAATTCTCTTCCAGACCCCAGAGCACCAGTCAGTGGTGCTCCAGCCAGTGGTACACCCGACCACCGTCAACGAGGCTGGCGCCCACTGGCTACGCCATCAAAGCGGTATAGACCCTCACCATGACTTTTATGGTGCACTTGCTGGGACTCCGCCGTCAGAACCCGAGACCACCCTAGAGCCGCCAACACCCCCAGCCGAATGGTCCACCATAGAGCTAGAGACTCCCCCTACCGACCCGGCGAACGCGGACACCCCCGTTATTGACATCACCCAGCGCACACCCCGGAAGCCCCGCACCCGCAATGCACCTGGAACGGCGCCGCTGAAGCTGGGCAAGCTGTGCCCCCGTGGCCATGAGCATGAAGAGACAGGGATGAGTCTCCGCCGTGTCCCAAGTGGAAGTTGCGACCTCTGCGAACGGGAGCGGCAACGGGAACGCGACCGCGCCAAAAACCCCAACCCACGCGCCCACAAGCCCTATAACTGGCAGCGACCGCCAGCCACCGCGCGCGTCATTCTCGCCCCAGGGGAAGCCCCTCGACAGCGCGAACACCGGGCGCATGCCCTGCATGTTGCGCAACAAGGAGCAAAACATGAGTAACGTGATCGACCGCATAACCTACCGCCCTTTGCAACGCCCTGGCTTCGTCATGCGCCCGCCCGAGGATGGCCACCTGTGCGAAAAGGTCCGCACCCGTGGTGGTATCTGTACGCGCCGGTCCTGGCGTTGGTTTCTCCTGCCCCCGCGTGACGGCGCCCCTGGCTGCCGGGTGCAGCTCTGCCGCTTCCATGCCACGGACGCGGAGCGCACACTAGGCGCCACGGACATCACTGTTGACGTGCTCTGCGAAGGCCAGACCTATCCCTGTGGGCACACCCATCAGGTACCCTACCCGCGTCCGATGCCCTCTTTTGGTAGGAGAGCACCCGCATGAGCACCGACGCCGACGAAACCGGCTACCTCCTGGTGCAACGCCGCCAGTGCGCAACGTGCATCTACCGCAAAGAGAGCAGGCTCAGCCTGGCCAAGCTAGAGGCGGACATTGCCGACCCGCGCAAGGCTGGCTATTTTCTGGGGTATAGAGTCTGCCACCACAGCAAAGATGTGTGCTGCCGTGGCTTCTGGAACCGGCACCGCTGGCGCTTCACCTTGGGCCAGATTGCGCAACGCCTGGGCTTCGTGCGCTATGTCGACGTGGACCGCTTTGCTGAGGAAAGGACCCCGATGCAGACCCTGGACTTGCGCGCCTTGCGCACCACCCACCATATGAGTCAGCAAGACCTGGCCACCCGGCTGGGCTGTTATACGGCCAACCACCTGGCGCGCGTCGAACGCGGGGAGCTGCCCATCAGCCCCAAGCTCGCCCGGCTGCTGCAGGCCCTGTTCCCGGCGTGCACCAGTGATATAGATTGCTCTATGCAGAATAAATAGGTACACTGTCCGGGTGTCCCATAGTTCACCCTCGACACCGAAAGGCACCCGATGGCACGGAAAGCACAGAGCCTGGACAGTCTCATAGTCAAGGCCGCAGACAAGATGCTCCGATCAAACCCGGACTATCCCAGCCATGTATGTGTGATGCGTGGCCGTACTGGCTTCTGGGCGTATGTCCCACAGTGGGGACCGCCCAAATATCAAGACTCCAACACCTGGCCCACCTGGCAGCAGGCTGTCCAGGACATTATTGACGGCTACGAGCCAGAGCGCCTGGCCAGTGATGATGAGATAGAGGAGTAACTCATGACCTCTCAATTTATCACCTATCAGGGAGTACAGATGAGCCCAGACTGGCCTGCAAAGATTCGTGCAGCACAGCACCAGACGACTCTTGTCATACATGGGCACGTCTATGACCGCATTCCCTATGGAGCCGAAGCGCGCCCTAGTGCCGTCTTGCCAGCGCCATGCCGTGATTGTGGCGTACTTGTTGGGCAGTTCCATGTCCATCATTGCTGTATAGAAGCCTGCCCGCGCTGTGGCACAGGCCAACGTATTACGTGCGACGTGGACGGATGCCCCGCAGAAAGGGATGTATGACCACAACGGAGATGATCACCCTCACGATCACCGGCGACACCCTAGAGCACCTCAACACCATTGTGGACCAGACCGGCGAGACACACCTGCAAGCTGTTATGCGCCTGGTAGCGCTGGAGCGGGCACGCCTGGTCGACGCCGGGCACGCGCGCGCCAAGGGCGCCAAACGTCCCAGCATGCGGAAACTCATCCGGGTAGGCCAGCGCCTGGTCCGCTGGGACGGCCAGCGCGGCTACGTCAACCTCAACAGTCAGGGCGTCCGCGTCTATGGCCCTGGCGAACTGTTCACCATCCACTGGCAGGATGAAGAGGGGAATTTTGACGGCGACGAGACCGCCATGCTGGAAACCCTGGAAGAGTTAGGGATCACCTGGGGAAAAGGCGTCATGCGCTGGGCACGCTAGGGGGAGCGATGGCGATCAGAACACAAATCCGCGTAGGCCAGAACGTGCGCCGGGATGATGGTATCACGGGCTACGTCGACACCAACCCCGAAGGCATCACCCTCTATGGCCCGTGGCATCATTTCCGCATTGTCTGGGACGATGGCAGCGACGAAGTCCGCCGCGTCTCAGACCTTGCCCATGAAGGCATCACCCTCACCCCAGGGCGTAGGCGCCTGGGATGTTAGGGGGAGGCACACCCATGCAAACCCGCATCACTTACCACGTCATGGCTGACGTGTACAGAAACATTGACGTTGACGACTATGCCACGTATCTGCGCCTCACGCTGGCCGCGCGCTATCCCACGGCGCAGATTTGCATCCACACCGTCCAGGGCGATGGTCCCCTACCGTCCAACAGGATCGAAGCCAACACCGCGCAAGAAGTGGAAGACATCATACAGACCATGGCGGACCTCTGGGAGACGTATCGACGCGCCAGTGCACACGCCAGGAGGGCATACATGAGCCAGAACCCCGACGACACCACCCCCGAGCCCGACGAGGGCTACTACCGGCCTGAAGGCCAGCCCTATGCCAACGAGCAGGAAGCCATTGACGCGCTCAATCGCGACCTGGACCGGCTACTAGGGGACGACGCCCTCAACGCCCACATCAATAAAGTGCTGGGCACACCGGAGGGCACAGACCACGGTTTCAGGATTATCCGCAACGAGACGCCGCGCCATGATGCCCTGACCTGGACCACCGACCAGCCCGACACCACCGGCGCCAGGCACACCACCTACCCGCCGCCTCTCTTCATGGCGGAGGAGTTGAACACGCCCGGCAACCCGGACTGCCATTGTACGAACCCCATGCAGGCTATGTTCTGTCTTGAAGGGCACATGATGGAATGCCATGCGGGCATGGACTGTGCTACGGCCCGCTGTAGTCACCTGGCACGGTACGAATAACGGTAAAAGTAACGGTATCCGTCAAGGAGTAGAACTATGGCCACCGAAGACACCCCGGAGTATATGAGCCACGCCTGTGCCCACTGTGGCACGCTCTTGGCCGCGAGCTACCCGTATGCGTACTGCATACCCTGCCAGGAGGGCCAGCACTGCGCCCATGGCGTGCTGTACAAGGACGTGTGCAACCGCTGCAATGTGGAGAGTGATTTTGCCTATGACGCCTGGCGTGAGAAAAGGTAAGCGAGAAAGGACCCACCCTATGACAACATCCGTATCCTGTAGCTGGTGTCATGCCATGAATGACAGCACCATCCACTGGTGCGTTGCGTGTGGACACGACGCCCAGCAACCCCGCATCCTGTGTCGCCGCCCACAGTGCCAGCGCACCTATCCCATCCAGGCCGAGATTCCCCCCGCACCACCGGAGGGCGACCATGCGCCATGATGAAGACGGCTATACCTGCCCCTGTGGACGATACCATCCCTTTCCTGGCTACGTCTACAACCATCGCAACACCGACCTGGCCCACCGCTGCCCGTGTGGCCGTATGGCCCACATACGCAACACCCATGTCTTTCAGATCACCGGCGAGCCCGTCACAGCAGCCCCCTGTTGCTGCACCATCGGCCACCGCTGCCCGTGGGCGTGGCAGCTCATTATCCTGGCACAGCAGGCCAGAGCCCGACACCAGATCACCATCCTTGACCAGGCCCGACGTGACTACTGCACGCATCTCCAGGACGCTGGCGCCCTCCCGCGCGCCCCTGGTGTCAGTAGTATGCCAGACCTGTGCACGATCACCATGGCGGAGGACCCCCGCTGCCCACAGTGCCCCCCGCTGGCGGAGGGCACGCACCATGACTGAGGACGTAGAGTATCACCAATGCCGTAGGTGTCGAGCACAGGCCAGCTTTGTGGTGAACGTCGACAACTGGAATTACTGGTACTGCGTCAGCCATACCGACTGGACGCAGGCCGTGTTCGCGCCCACCCCACCCGAACCCCCGCCCGGCTACCATGACCTGGAATACTGACCTGTCACGCATGGGCGCTAGCTCCTAGCGCCCTCTCCCTTCCCGCGTGTCTCTCTATTTGTACCCCTCTCAACATTCGTGTATCCTCTTGATAAGTTATCTTGATACATTATCGCGACGGTGAGACGCCAGGGAGAATGCGCCCATGCCAGAAGCTGTCCCGGTCTTTACCTTCCTCATGACCCCACGCGCGAGCCGTACCCCGTTGTGTGTGCATACCTTTTACAAGGGCCAGCCCGAAGTCTGGATACTTGCCCTGGACTGCACCCCCGCGCTTCCCCCTGGCATCCTCCCGGCTGACGTGCTGGTCACCGCCCTGGACTGTACGGACGGCAGCGACGCCACCGAGGTAGTCCTGGCCGACGCCAGCACCCCCATTGCTGGCGCCCTGGCACAGATCGTAGTCAAGGAGGGGACCCCGGAGCATGCCTACAGCCTGGACATGCAGGTAACCCTGGATGATGACCTAGCCACCGTCATGACGGAAACCGTGATGATGAGCATTTTGCCGGAGGGGACCTAGTCTATGGCCCGCACACAGTCCCGGCGCCAGCGCCAGCGTATCCGCCAGCTAGAGAAGGCCCTCAGCGAGGCGAAGCAGGCTCAGAGCCCCCAGGTATGGTATCCCGTGCCCCAGCGCGAGCGCGCGCTAGCCAAGGCCAAGCAAGGCCAGATGCCTGCAGGCGTGCTCGACCTGGTCAAGCCCGTCTACCAGTCCCAGATTCCCCGGCTCGACCTGTACCAGATACCGGACACCTTTGGTGCGTACCAGAAAGGCCGCCTGTGGTCTCAGTATGGCGGTGGGGTGTCGTTTGAATTGCTCAGGTTGACCGTGAAGCGGTGCATGCTCATCCAGGCGATACACTCCTGTTGCTTGCATGAGCTGTTGCAGCTCACCGCCTATGCCAAGACCCCCCAGGACTTAGGCTGGCGCATAGAGCACCTGGACGCGCACGACGAGACACGCGACACCGACACCCCCGAGATTCAGGCCCGCTGTGACCGCGTGCGCCGCATCTTCCAGACGCCCCACCCCATCCATGAGGCAACCTTTCCGGGCTTCATCGCACGCGCCTTGCGTGATCACCTGACGATTAACCGCGTGGTGATCGAACTCATACGCGACCGGCGCAACCGCGTGGTGCAATTTCGCTGTGTTGACGGCGCCACGATCCTGCCCACCTACCGCGTGATCCAGCGCTTTATTGGTCTGAATGACTCCGTCAACCCGCAGCGCCCGGACGCCTACGAAGTAGGCGCCAAGCTGTTAGAGCAAGAGACCGGCATGCCGATCAGGGACAGCGAGTATGTCTGCGTGATCAGGGGAGAGCTGGTAGGGACATTTGCCCCTGGTGAGTTATTGGTCTGGGAGTTTGACCCGAGCAGCGATATTAGGGACATCTTCCCGGCAAGCTATGTTGAAAAGGCCCTAGAGGGTATCATCAGTTGGTTGCATGCCTTTCATTACAATAGAAACTATTTTACTGTGGGCAACCCCATTGAGGTGATTTTAGGTATCTCCGGCGAGATAGAGGATGACTCCTTTGTCACGCTCCAGGAGACCTTACGCGAGAATTTTTCAGGATTGAAAGGCGCGTGGAGGGTCCCGCTGGTCCAGCTCCCGACCGACCAGACCATGCAAGTGGTCAAGCTCAAAGAGAACCATAAAGACATGGAATTTATGCAATGGATGAACAGCCTCATTTCTCTGGTCTGTGCCATCTACCGCAAGGACCCGAGCCGCATCTATTGCCAGGGCATGACGCACCAGGGCACGGCCCTCTTTGAGCACACCCGCGACAAGGAAATAGAGGCGAGCGAAGAAGAGGGCTTCCAGATCAATAGGGCATTCTTTGGAGAGAACCTGGCCGCCCTGGTGCGCTTGATTGACACGGACCTCACCTTTACCTGGTCCGGGCTCGACGCCGAAGACCGCAACGCCGAGATGCAGCTAGAGACCCAGGACGTGCAGCACTTCCGCAGCGTCGACGAAATCCGCCAGCTACGCGGGGACAAGCCGTACAAGCAACCCTGGAGTGAAGTCCCCCTGAACCCGCTCATTTTCCAGGCCGCTGGCATCGGCGCCAGCGGCATGCCCCCTGGGATGGAGGGACCAGGAGGGCAAGGGCCACCCGGAGAGTCTGGGGAGGACGATGGCTATCCGGGTGTCCCCCCGGCTGTACTGGCCAGGCTGAAGCAAGAGCAACAGCAGCAGGGAGCCCCTGGCCAGCAGGCCCAGGGACCGCCCCAGCAGGCCCAGGACGACGACGAAGAGGACGACGACGGGGAGCCCATGGGCAAGGCCCTGGCGTGGGAGGAGGTACGCCTGTGAGACTGCTCCGCGTGTTCCCCCGGCGTACCAAGGCGACCCCAGACGACCCCCTGGCCTACGTGGGAGAGCCGGACCTGTTCGCCCAGGGGGACCGCGTGCATATCAGTGTGGCCTTTACCTGGGACAAGCCCTATGCCGAAGCCTTAGCGCAGAGCTGGCGCCATGTGGCCCCGGTCGACGTGGGGGGTGTGGCCTATGGCGATCCCGGCCATGACTTTGTCCCAGGGAGGTACATCAAGACGGGCTATACCTTCACCAGCCGTGGCTGTCCAAGGCGTTGCTGGTTTTGCAGCGTCTGGCGTAGGGACCCTGTGCCCCGGTTGCTCCCTATTCAGGAGGGCTGGAACATCCTGGACGATAACCTCCTAGCCTGCCCGGAGGACCACGTCCGCGCTGTGTTCGCCATGTTGGCCAGGCAACCGCGCCGCGTGGAGTTTACGGGGGGACTAGAGGCACTGGCACTCCAGGACTACCAGGTTGACTTGCTCGCCAGTCTGCACCCGCGCCCGACGTGCTTCTTTGCCTACGATCCCGGCGACGCCTTTGACACACTCGCCCATGCGGCCCACAGGCTGCTAGAGGCAGGATTTACCAGTGCCTCTCACCGGCTACGCTGTTACGTGCTCATAGGCTACCCCAAGGACACCTTTGTACTGGCTGAGGAACGTCTCAGCGCGATCAGTGGGCTAGGCTTCACCCCTATGGCCATGCTGTGGAAACCGGAGCACCCGAAGCAAGAGAAGCATGCCCCCGGCCCGGCCTGGTCGACCTTCCAGCGTCGCTGGGCACGCCCGGCCATCATTCACGCCCGCCAGGGCAGAGAGGTGACCGCGTGGCACTAGGGCATATCCGCTTCCCAGAGCACGGTAAGCGCATACCCACACGCCATCGCATGCGCGGCCTTTTTGGCATCATTCGCCACATTCCGTTGCTGAATTGGGCTCAAGGCGTCCGGCTCGTATTTGCGCGGATCAGCATGCCAAAACGTGCCATGCACTTCCACAAGGGTATGCGTGGCAGGCAGATAGAAATCGAACACAAAACGGCCAAGCGCGTATTGCTGTTGATAGGAGAGACCAGCGGCATCAAACATGCGGGCTACACGGGTTTCCAGTTTGTTCAAGGCTTTGCCTGTTCTGCCGTCTTGAATTTGCTTAATCGTCAACAACGCCTGAGTTTCACGCGCGCCTGGTGCACTGAATTGGCGTTGAGAGGCTTGACGGAGTTTTTCCACGGTTTCCGGCGTATGTGTACGTCCATACATCCCATTGGTTACGCCACGATGACCGAGATAGCCTTGGAGCCCCAATTGCTTGGCACGAAGACGTATAAGCCGTGCAGAACAATGCAGATCACGGGCAATTTGCGCCCAACGGTCCCCGTTCTGAAAGCGCTGAACAAGCATGGCGTCAATATCGTCTGGCAGTTTGGTATGTGCCTTGCCAAAGCATTTGAGCGAACAATACGTGCCTCTCGTTGTGTGCGCATAACATGGCCTGAACTTAAAAAGGAACGCTTGTCCGCAGCATTTACACGTCCGTACTTCTGTCGTTTTTTTCATGCGTGCCACCTTCTTGGCTATGGATAACTGCCGGGCTCCACAGTGAGAAGGCACCGCAGATTTAGGCTAGCTAGGCCAACCCGGCATTAGGTTATATTATACCTAAAAGGCGGAGTATAAGCGATGGAATGCTGGCAGATTGGGACAGCAACGCTGTATTGTGGAGATGCGCTTGCTGTGCTCCCCATGCTTCCAGACGCAAGTGTTAATCTCATCATCACAGACCCGCCCTACTACCGTGTGAAGGACGAAGAGTGGGACAAGCAATGGGCCAGCGCGGACGCCTATCTCAGTTGGCTCAGAGACCTGGCCAAAGCCTGGCAGCGCGTGCTCACCCCCAACGGCAGCCTGTATTGCTTCGCCTCACCCCAGATGGCCGCGCGCGTGGAGGTAACGCTGGCGGAGGTGTTCCAGGTACTCACGCATATTGTGTGGACGAAGACCGACCCCCAGGGACAGGCTAAGGGCTGGAGTCAGAAGGCCAGCAAGGAAGCACTGCGGCAGTTTTTCCCGCAGACGGAGCGCATCCTCTTTTGTGAGCAGTACGGCGCCGATGAGGCAGACCAGGCCCTGCGCGCGCGCATCTTTGCACCGCTCCGCGCCTATCTGGAGGGCGAACGCCAGCGGGCAGACATTGACAAAATCGCCTGCAATGTGGCGCTAGGCTTCCGGCCTATTGCTGGAGGCATGGCCAGCCGCCACTACTTCAGCAGCTCGCAATGGTGCTTACCCACGCGCAAGCACTACGCCGCCCTGCAGGACCTGTTCAACCGTCAGGGACGCCGCCCTCTCCCCAACGTGCACCCGTACCACCCGGCAGACAGCCCGCTCATGGATGACCCGGACGCCGCTTACAGGTATCTCCCGCGTGACTACAACGCCCTCCTGGCGCACTACCGTTTGCTGGATGCACAGTACCAGGCCCAGCGTGCGCCCGTGCATCGCCCGTTCCAGGTGTCTGCCAGCGTGCCCTATACCGACGTGTGGACGTTTGCCCCGCTCATGGTCTTACCGGGCAAGCACCCGGCTGAGAAACCGCTCTCTCTGCTGCGCCACATGATCCGCACCTCTTCCCGCCCTGGGGATACCGTGCTGGACTGCTGCGCCGGGAGTGGCAGCACCCTGGACGCCGCGCGTGCGTGTGGCCGTCAGGCCATCGGTATCGAACTCCAGGCCCGTTGGTGCTCTATGGCCAGTAGTCGACTGCGCCAGCTTGCCCTCTTCCCGGACGTGGACGAATGCACGTACACCGCCATCGACCGCAGCACGGGGATGCACCCCAGGGGCTTTTTTACCCCGCGTGCACCCTAGAGGAGAACCGTCATGGCCCGCAATACCGAGGTGGGCATTGTCTATAGCCCCAGCGATTTGCGACCGGAGCGCACCTGGAGCATCCAGGCGGTCTTTGACACGGCTGGCGGTGTGGCTGGTCTCACATTGCCGCTGGGAGCGCTTGGTGTGGGACTCTATCCGCGCACAAATGATGTGCGGTTCAGTTTGGACAATCCGCCTGATCCCACGCCCATTGTCACCGCGCTGCCCACGATCCAGGAAGGCATCAAAGCCGCCGAACTCGGACGCGGTGCGATTGCCAAGGGCAATCAGTGGACGCGGCGCCTTCTGCCGGGAGACAAGCCAGGGTATACGCTCTACGTTCTGGCCGAGAGCGCCAACACCACCGTGGACATTGAGGTGTGGTAATGGAACACATCCGGCTGAGCCTGGCCACCGACACACCCCCGGACAAGTTTGTCTTGCTGGCCAAGTATTGCCTCACCCGTGCTGGTGTGCCGTTCGACGCCGCCCCGGAGGCACTCCACAAGGCCACCGGCACCGTGCGCCGCCGCCGTGGTCGACCGCCGACCGGCACCCTGGACGCCGAAGCCAGCCACAGCCTGGCCACCCCAGGGCTAGAGGCACACTGGCGCCAGTTGGAAGCGTGGGGCAGGACCTGGCCCACGATCCTGCAGGAGGCGCTCAACCGCCTCATGATCGACACGCCTGTCACTAACGAGCTAGTCAAGGCCCGCGTGTTTGGCTGGCTCATACCGTTCACTGGCCAGCAATGGGCGACGCTCCGCTTTACCCTGGACGGTGTGGCGAGCATCGCCCTCGACTGGCTCACCGGGAGGAAGCCCGGCCCGGAATCGCGCCCGCGTGTCGACCCACGCGCCTTCCCGCCTGCACTGCGGGATAGCTACGGGAACGCCGCCCGCGCCGGGATGGAGCACGGCGTCCAGGAGACTCCACCGGCACCCCGACCCAGGGCACTGACGCCCGCCGAGCGCGCCGCCATCAGGATAGCGCAGCAACACGCTGGCGCCCGGCTACGTCCGATCTTTCGGGGACTGAATGACCGCCTGGAAGCGCGCATCCTGGAGCAGGAACGCCAGGCCGTCCGTACCCTCATCCCGCAAGCGCTAGAGACCCGGACAGGCCCTATGGCCCTGGCGTCTGCGCTGGCTGACGAAGCCGGAAACTTCGACCGAGACTGGCACCGCGTTGCACGCACAGAACTGAGTGAGGCTTTCAATCAAGGTGCCGCTGAGGCACTGATTGCCAGGCATCCGAGCAACCAGGAACGGATAGCGAGAGGCGAAGCCCCACAGATTCCTAATGTAAAAGTGTTCAAAATAACCAGCGTCAATGCGTGCCTATCGTGCCAACGTATCTGGTTACAGCCCGATGGCACACCACGTCTCTATGATCTTCAGGAGGTAGTGAGCAATCCAAGCAATGATGGTAGGCCAGCCGCTGAGTGGACGGCTCAAATAGGACCAATCCACCCAAACTGTACAGAGGGAAGTCTCCTTGAGTATAGCCCGGTTGTGGAGCCCACTTTTGAGCGGATGCGCCAAGAGGCTGCCATCAGGCCGTAGGAGGAAAAAGGCATGCCGTCCAATCTTGTGCACACGAAAGACCAGGAACGCCACTGGCAGCACGCTAAACAACGAGTACAAGAGCAGTATCCAGAGGTAGGGGAAGACAGCGACCGCCATTGGGCGCTTGTCACGTCGATCTATAAGAAGATGTCAGGGCTACGCAAGAACCTCATGCATGATATGCATCCTGATCTACAGCAGGCCATCGTAGACCGGACCTGTGCCAAATGTCAGGACCTCCCGCTAGGCGCCAAGGTGGACTATTTACGCAAGATCGTACAGCGGTATAGGGAGTGCGAGCACGCGCAGGCATTACAAAAAGCCCGCCCGACAGGCCAGCGACGTTACCGGCTGGTGTTATGCGTACCCCTGAGCGTCAAAGGTTAGAGAGAACCAGCGCGATATGTTACAATTAGGACACATAACGAGCGAATCCCGGCGATGCGCCAACACCACCGGGATTCTCGCCATACCGCCATGCATCAGGAGTGCACGCGCCATGACTATTGTCCATGATAGCATATCGCCCTTTTCTCGCAGCACCGCGCAAGGAATCTACCGCATTGTCCACCGCGCTACAGACCGCTGGTACATTGGAAGCGCGGTCAACTTCGCTGCGCGCATACAACTCCATCTGCGACGGTTGCGAGCAGGGAGGCATCACAGCCCAAAGCTCCAAGCCGCCTGGACCATGTACGGTGAGGATGCTTTTGCTTTTGAGCTAATCGAAGCCGTCCCCGACCGCGATCTACTCAAGGCGCGCGAACAGTTCTACCTGGACACACTCAAGCCGCATTTCAACATCGCGCTTAGTGTCACGGCTCCGATGCTTGGAAGAAAACAAAGCGCGCGCTTTGCGGCTGTACAAGCTGCCCGTCCGCATCCTTCCCCCTCCCCTGAACTGCGGGCACGCATCAGCGCTACGTTGACGGGACGCAAGAAAGGCCCTGTCCCTCTTGAACGACGCCAACGCATTGCCGCCACACTCAAAGGCCATACGGCGAGCGCTGAGACGCGCGCCAAAATATCCGCCAATCGCAAGGGATTTACACACACTGAGGAAGCTAAGGCCCGGATACGCGCTTCATCCATTGAGCGTGCACGCTTTTTTGTTCCTGCCCTTGCTGGAGAAGACAACCCACAGGCCAAGCTCTCATGGAGCACAGTACGGACAATCCGTAGCCGATACCGCCCCGGCGTCGTGACACTCAAGCAGCTTGCCCATGAATATGGCGTGGATGGGACGACGATCAGCCTAATCGTGCGCGGGAAAATCTGGAAAGAGGCAATGCTATGCTCAGACTAGGACCCCGGCCCTGGTGGATACAGGTGGAGTGGAACATACACGATGCGTGGCTAGGGGTGTACTGGTGTTGGAAGGCCGCGTGCTACGCCACCGCGTATGGCCTGGTGATGCAGGAGCTACATCTCTATATCTGTGTCCTGCCCTGTGTGCCCGTGCACCTGGTCTTTGGACGCCATGCCCCACGCCCGGACACCCTGGAGGATGAGGACTATGGTCACGTTTACGGCCACAGGTGACAAGCGCACCTTGATAGGACTCGGACTGACCCGCGCTCATGTGACCCGCCTTATGTCCGGGCAACCGATCACGAGCCCCCTGGAGGACGTGGGTATCCGAGGCTGTACGTTGTTCCTGTTCTATGGCGAGAGTGACGAGAGTATCCAGGCCGACCTCCGCAGCCAGGGCGTGACAATCACCCCCACCGCTGCGCCACACTACCAGCCCGCCTAGAGGAGCGCTCCCATGCGTTTTGTGCTCACCCTCAACCGACTGCGCAGCACCGCCGACCTGCTCAAAGCCTACGTGCGTGGCCACCGGCGCCACCTGCCCAGCGGGGAAACGGTGTGGGTGGAGCCCTATCACACCTCCGTAGTGGCCCAGCCACAACTGACGCTTTTCCACCCCAGGCCCGCCCCCAAAGAGGAGCCCCCCACCCCCGCGCCCCCACGCCCCGCGCTGGAGCCTGCCCGGCCCATGCGCCAGCAGTCCCTGTTCGACCTGCTCCGCCCGGCGCCGAAGCCGGAAGCACAACCCGAGCCCGCGCCCCGGCCCGTGATCCCGCCGCGCGTGGAACCCGTGGTGCCGAAGCCCCCAGCCCCGGCCCTGGTGCTCACCCCGCCCGCCGCTGAGCCCGCGCCCGAGCCACGGCCACCGACCACCCAGGACGTGCAGCGTGTGGCGCCTGTGCACCCGGATGCCAAGCCCCACCCCACCCTTATGGACTGCATTGAAAGCCTGGCTGGCCAGTGTGATGGCGCCCGCACAAAAGACGAGGTGGGCTTTGCAGGCCCCGATGCCATGTGGGGCAAAATGCTGGCCATGTCTGGGAACGACCGCGACTGGACCGACGACGAACGCCGCGCCGCCTGGGAACGACTGCGCAAGTACAAGGGGCAACTGGCCCGCAACGGCATTGACTTTGACGCCATCCCCGTGCCCCCACCGATGGACCGCCCAGACGACCGGCCCCGGCGCCAGGCTGCGACCACCACAACGACGAGCACCCCGGAGGACGGCCCTGGTGTGTGGCGCTGGATTGACGGGCACGCCGTCTTTATCCCGGAGCATGAGCGGCAGAGCTACGACAAAGCCGACATGAGCGCGTCGACCGTGACCGCCTTCCCTGGCCATATCGGGCTGCACTTTAAGTATGACCCGCGCCTTGTGGCCCTGGTCAAGACTGTCAGAGGCGCCCGCTGGAACCCGATCACTAAAAGCTGGAGCGTCCCCATGGAGCGCTTCCAGGAGGTGATCGACCTGGCCAACGTCGACATGACCCAGAAGGCCATGGCCGCCTGGCAGGAACACCAGGAGCGCGCTGTAGCCCGCGAGCAGGCCCAGGCCGAAGCCAACGCCCTCCTCAGTGAAGCAGACCGTGGTTTTACCCAGGACATTTTGATGCTCACCCCGGAGCAGCTCGCCCAGGTGGACACGCTCGACAACTGGACCCGTGGCACCTTCCTTCCGTCCAATCTGGGGAAGTCACGCGACCGCCTGAGCCCCAAGCAGTTACGCATTGTCGACCGGGCACAGGAGGAGCTAGACAACTGGCTCAATGCCAACCCGCACCAGCGCGCCATGTTCGCCCAGGCGTGGCGTGACCGGGAGGGCCAGCTCAAGGCCGCTGCACAGGCCAAGACTAACGAACTCGACGCCCTCAGCCATGACCAGGACATCAGCAATTTTCAAATGCCCGCTGGCTTTAATCCGGCTGTGCTCACCGGAGGGGAACTCTACCCGCACCAGAAGCAAGGCGTGGCGTGGCTCATGCGCGCCAAGGCAGGCATTCTCGCCTTTGCTACCGCGCTGGGCAAAACCAACACGGCTGTGACCGCCGCCGCCAAGCTCCAGGAAGAGGGCAAGGCCAAACGCTGCCTGTTTGTGGTCCCCAGCGCCCGCAAAATTGGCACGATACGGGACATCAAGGCGTTATTCCCTGGCAAAAAGGTGGTACTGGTCGACGGCACCCCGGCTGAGCGTGCCCGGCAGTACCGCGACGCGGAAACGGCGGACTTTGTGGTAGCAGGCTACGGGCTTATCCAGCGCGAACCGGAGAAGCTCCATGGCTCAGGCTTTGACATTGTGATCAATGACGAAGCCGTCCGCCTCAAGGGCAAAAGCAGCCAGACCGCCAAGAACAGCAAGGAGTTTTTCAGCGCGCCGTATACCTGGGACCTCAGCGCTACCCCGATCCCCAACAGCCCGGAGGACCTCTACCAGCTCATGCAACGGCTGCAGCCAACCCTCTTTGGCTCCCGTGCCCAATTCTTGCGCCAGCATTGCCGCACAGACCGCGTCTATGCACAAGGCCGCATGATCACTCGCATAACCGGCTACCAGAACCTGGCCTATACCCGCAGTGTGGTAGCGCCCTATATCCTGGCCAGGACCTGGCAGAGCCCGGACGTGCAGATTCCCATGCCCGAGCGGCGCAACGCCCGGCAGACGCTCGACCTGCACCCGGCGCAGTCCGTCTACTACGAAGCCGCGCGGACTGGCGCCCTGGAAGCCCTCAAGCGTGTGAACAACCCTGGCCAGATGACACGGGAGGAGCGCGCCAACATCCTGACCAACATCTTGCGCATGGAGCAAGTGGCCATCACCCCGGAGCTGGTCGACCCGTCCTACAAGGGGGAAGCGCCCAAGGTGGCAGAAGCCGTGCAGATGGTCAAGGACCACTTTGGCGCCGGACACACCAAGGCGTGCGTGATCTATTCCCACTACCTGCCCGTGATCGACATCCTGCAGCGGGAACTCCAGAAGGAAGGCTTGACGAACGGCGACATTGCCACCATCAAGGGTGGCATGACGCCTGAGAAAATCCAGGACATTGTTGACGGGATCAATACCGGCAAGCACAAGGTCCTGATAGCGTCGGACGCCGCCGCCGAAGGGTTGAACTTGCAGCACAACTCGCAGATGCTCTTGCACATGGACACGCCCTGGCGCCCGGACATCTTAGAGCAACGAGAAGGCCGCATCTACCGGCCTGGCCAGACGGCTGACGTGGTGATGATGCGCCTTATGACCAACACCTCTGTGGAGCAACACAAGGACAACCTGGTCAAGCGCAAGGCTGGCGCCCAGCGCGCGATTGTGCACGGGGAGAGCCCCGCCGATGATCCCGAGATGAGCTACGAGGACTTTTTAGCACTCGTTGGCGCCACCGACAGCGAGAAGAGAGGCATGCGCCATGCAGCTTGAACGCCCCTGGACCCGCTTACGCCTGGAGGAAGAACTGACGCGCCTGGCCAACCCCGCCGCGCGCGCGGACGCCCAGGCCGATGGCAGCGCCCCCGTGCTGTGTATCGGTATCCTGGACGCCTGCAAACGCTATCACGTTTTCCGGCCCTGGTGGTTTGAGCAGTGGGCACGCCAGATACACGACCAGGGCACCGCCAGCTTACGGCCCAGGGAGGAGGACCTCCCGGCCAACACCATGACCCCTGAAGCCCGGCGCCAGCTAGGCATGGAGGACTAGATGCTGCAGTTTGTACTCCTCCTCAACAAGGCCCACGTCAAAGGCCACTGGCGGACCACGCCCACTGGCCAGCGCGTCTATGTCTCACCCCACGAACGCCAGGACCAGGAAGGGTACGACCCCTCACAGCTTCCCCTGTTCGGCGCACCCGCTGCCCGGCCACCGGAGCCAGCCCCACCGCCGAAGCCAGAACCAGAGCCCGAACCGGAACCGGAGCCAGTACCCACGCCAGAGCCCGAGCCCGAACCGGAACCCGTGCAGGCTGAGACCACACCCGCGACGATCCCGGAGTACGTCAAGGACGCCGTGAAGCTCAACGCCGAGCGTATCCATTACTTCAATGAGGAAGTGGAGCGACTACGCAAGCTAGGGCAGCGCTTTGGCAGTCCAGGCCGCTATGAGTACGAGTACCGCACCGAGCATGAGCACCAATTTGACGCGAACGTCGACAAGCTCAAATACATTGAGGGACTGGCTGAAAAGAACGGTTTTAGCTTAGAGCAGCTCTATGCCCATGTGGAGGGTGGACGCCCGGAGAAAATCCCGTGGAGCATGGCCGCCAGCGCGTGGGGACGCCCCAGAGAGCCCAAGACCACGCCGGAGCCCACACCCCCACCGGCGCCCGCACCAGAGCCCGAGCCCACAGCCACCACACCGGAGCCCTGGCAGATGACGCGCCGGGAGTTTCGACACGCGGAGAATGCGCCGAAGGTCCAGGCGATCCAGGCCGCCATCCGGGCTGGCAAGCGGATCACGGCAGTGACGCAGCTACGAGTGACGCCGCTCACATCCCCCGAGCATATCCGCCTGACCAGTACCGGGCATGTGCAGACACGCGAACGGACCACCTGGGTCAATATGACGGACGACATGGTGGACACACTCGCCGCCCAGGCCGGGATGAAGCTCCCGGACTTCATGGAGAAGGTCTACCACCGCGCAGAGGTAGCGCAGGCCCTCAAGGAGGGGAAGCCTGTCCCGCCCGAGGTGTTAGCCGAGTACCCCGAGCTGAGCAGCCAGGAGGACGAGGAACCGGAGGAAGCCCCACCGGCAATACAACATCGCCCCCTCACTGAGGATGCCATCCATAATTGGGACGCTCCCTATATCCAAAAACAATATGGCGAGCATCCCGAGGAAATCCGCCAGGCGGCCATGCAAGCCATGCGGCGCCACCATCAAAAAGGCACAAGCGCCCGCGAGGAAGCGCAAGCGCTCAATGCGCAGTTTGGCCTCACGAAGGAACCAGAGCCCACCCCCACGCCGGAGCCGGTCGACACCACCACTGCCCAGCTTGACCAGGCCGAGCACGATCTAGGGGACCTGGAGGGCGACGTAGCCAGCACCGAGCGTGCGCACACCGCCGACACCGAAGACGAGCAGGACGACGACGCCGAGGGCGACGGCGACGAGGGAGAGCAGACTTTCAGCCTGATCACCGGCAGGACCTACCCGCTGCGCCGTGACCTGGTGAGTCTGGGTGCGCGCTGGCATGCCGATGAGAAGGGCTACATTGTGCCCACCGGCAAGGCAGAACAGGTAGAAGCCTACGCCCGCAGCAAGGGGCTCACCGTGGGGAAGGTCGACCTGCCCGCCGAAGACTACCACCGCGAGAAGCTCACCGGCGAAGCCCTCCGCGCCCACCGCCAGGCCGGACTCGACAAGAAAATCACCCGCTGGCGGAGCCAGGCCGCGCGCCTGGAGAAACAGGCTGCAGCCCTGGAGGCACGGCTCAAGCCCTACGATGATATGCAATTCTGGACGGAGCCCCTGAAGCCCGACCATTACAGCTATAACCGGCATCGCAACTTGCGCGAGCGACTCAGGGCCATGATGGACAAGCGTATGGGCATGCTCCGCGACGCCCACGCACTCAGGCAGAAGGCGGACGGCTGGGACCGGGCTGGCGCCCAGATAGCAGGCGACCGGGAGCGCCAGCGCCAGGCCCAGCGCGAGATGGTCAGCTCCCAGGTGACTGTAGGGAGCCGCATCCATGACGCGATCTATGGCAAGGGGACCGTGGTCAAGGTCAACCCCAAGACGTTCACCGTGCGCTATGACAACGGACACACCTCTGCCACCGACAAGAGCCACGCCATGCCACTAGGGGAGACTGTGCCCCTGGCAGAGCTGAAAGAGCAGACCAGGCCGAAGTACAAGAAGGGCGACACCGTCCGCTTTAACTCGTTCGGACAGGATAGAGTGGGGACCATTACGAGCGTAGGCCCACGCTCCTACAGTATTCGTGTCCATGGCGCCGTCCAGACCAGCCCGCTCAAGGTCGACCATCAGCGCGTATTAGGCCCGGACACCACCCCGGAGCCCGCGCCCGCAGCCGCGCCAAGTGCTCCGCTCAGGCGTGGCCAGTTTGTGCGGTTTACCCATGGGGTACTGAGCAGTACACCCCGCTATGGCACCATTACGAACGTAGGACCGGACACCTATACCATTCGCGCGATGGACGGTGGACGGATACTGGAAGTGAACCATAAAGATGTGATGGCCAAGGCCCGCAACACGCCCCGCCTGGTGCTCCTGCTCAACAAGGCCCACGTCAAGGGCCACTGGCGCACCATCCCGACTGGCCAGCGTGTGTACGTGGCAGCCCATGAGCGCCAGGACGACCCGCACGCCTGGTCCAGTCAGATGCCCCTGTTTGGCGCCCCGCGTGGGACCCTGGTCACCGTGCACCAGCTCACCCCGCAAGAGGCACCCGCGTTCGCCTCACCCGAAGCCCCCGCTGTCACGGCCATGCCCGTGAGCGTACCAGCCCCCGTGCGCCCGACGCCGAAAGAGGCGCCACACCTGCCCATGCCCGAAAAGGCCAGCAAACACCCGCGCCGTGCCGAGTCTGCCCCCGCTGAGACCTACGCACTGCGCCCAGGCGGACGGTTTAACTTTACCTCGCAGGAAATCGACCAGATTGTGACCATGATCCAGGAGTACCAGAAGGGCGCCGACCATCCGAGTCTGCGACTCCGCCCGCAAGTCAAGGAGTATGCGCTAGCCTATAACCTCCTGGAGCAAGCAGACAGGAAGAAGCGCCCCACGTTCAACTTCCGGGGACGCTTTCAGCCCATGCACGACCTCCCCCCGGAAGCCCTCTGGCGCATTGTGGAGCCCATGCTTGAAGGCCAAAGAAGCCGTGGTGCGTCGATCACCAGAGACCCGCGCTGGACCACCCTGGACATTTACCCGGTAGGCCATCGCATCCACCGCAACAGCAACATGAAAGAAGTGCCTGGCGCCGAGGGCGAACCTAGCACCTGGGTAGAACAACCGGAGCTGACCGAGCGCAGCGAACAGCATGCGATGGAAGCCCAGGCCGAGGTATTAGGGAAGCTCGCCCTGCATCAATACCTGTACTTCCAGCGTGGTGGCAGTATCTGGGACGTGAGCCGCCATGAGCGCTACAGCCCACCCATCCAGAAGGCTCACACCTTCACCCTGGGGAAAGCCCGCGTCAAGGGCCACTGGCGCATGCTAGAGCAGGGTCCCGTGTACGTGCACACCTACCACCGCCCGGACCGGCCCGGAGGGGTAGCTGAACCGGCGCAGCAGCTTGGCCTGTTTGGTGCACCTGTGAGCAGCCTACGCACCACGCAACCGGCACCGCTCAAGCATACCCCGGAGCCACCCGCGCCCGTGGTCCCCGAGCGGGCACCCGTGCAGATCGCCAAGCCGGAGCCCAGCCCGCCGCCGAAGCCGTCCCCGTTTCTGAGCTTTCCCAACGACACGGGCACGCCGACCCCCGAGCAACGCCAGGATGCTATCGACACCGTGTGGAACATGGAGGCACCGCTGCGCGCCTTTGAGCGCTTCTTTACCCGGAAGGATGCCCCACCCTCCGCCATGCGCACGGCTCTCTTGCTCTACCAGGGCGCCAGGCCCGCCGTGGGCGAACGCTTCCGGGAGCGCCTGACCACCCTCACCGACACGACCACGCGCCGCAGTCTGCATGCCGTGGTCGACTTCGCCGCCCAGGACCTGACCAACGTAGGCCAGCACCTGATAGCCATGGCCATGAAGTACGGCATGCGTGACACCGACCTGCCCGCTGGGCTAGAGCGGGATGCGTTCCAGCGCTACCAGCACAACAACCCCTATGCGCGGGGGACCCCGCTCCCGCCTGACGTGACCCCGGCGCCCGCCCCAGCACCGGAGCCAGCCCTGACGTTTCCGGCTGACGACAAGCGCCCAAGCAAAAAGGAGCGCGAACAGGCATACAATGCCGTCTGGGCAGTTGAAGGCCCGCTGCATGACTTTGAGAGCTATTTTACTGGCCCCAATGCCCCGAACACCCCCTGGCGTGGTGCGCTCAACTTCTACCGTGGCGCCCGCCCTGGGACCGTAGGGACGCACTACCGCGCCGCTGTCCAGGGCATCCACAGCCGCCAGAACGCCCACCCGACGCCCACCCGTGCCAGCCTGCACCGGGCTGTTGAGCGGGCTCAGCAGGAGATGGAGTCTGTGGGCAAGAAGTACATGGCCGCCATGCGTGGCATGGGCATGGACACCCCGGACGTGCCCCCTGGACCACTCCGCGACACGTTTACGCAGTACGCCCGCTTGCTCGACGCCGAGCCCGCCGCTGAGCAGACGCCCGCTGTCCCACCGGCACCCCCCAGCTACCGCAGTCTGAGCCTCAAGCTCGACCGCACCCAGGACATCCCGGTCACCAGCCTGTATGCGCGCACGGCCAAGGAGGTAGCCGGTATCTTTGAAGAGATGCGCCAGGGCGAGCGCGAGAAACTCATGGCCGTGCACACCGATGCAGACGGCAGAATCCGCAGCCTGGAATGTATCAGCATGGGGACCCTCAACTCTAGCCCTGGGACCATCCGGGAGGTACTCAAGGCCGCCGTGGTCCAGGGCACAAGCGGTATGTGGCTCATTCACAACCACCCCTCTGGCGCGTCGGACCCGAGCGAAGACGACAAGGTTCTGACCCGCAAGGTCAACGACTATGGCAAGCGCTTAGGTATCACCCTGCACGGCCATGTCGTCATAGGCGAGCACGGCTACCACGCCCTGAACCCGGAGGGCCACACCAACGGCGAGAGCGCCTACCCGACCGGCACCGAGACCGAAGGCAAAGTGCCCATGGTTGCGTTGCGGCAACACCGCGAAGCCGAACCGATGTTACAGGGCAAGCAGCTCAAGAACTGGCATGAGGTAGCCGACATGGGGAAGCAGCTCCTACGCGGGGGAGCCCACCAGACCTATGTCGTGCTCACGGACACGCGGCTGCGTGTCAATGCCGCCATCCCCATCAAGAGCACCGGCGAGGGGCAGGCCCAGCAGGACGCCCTCAATGAAGTGCTCCGGCAAGCCATCCTGCACAATGCCCATGCGGTGACCCTGGTCTCTGACGTGGAGAAACGCGAGCGCTTTTTTGGGTTTAGCAAGCGCCTGCATCAGGCCCTGGACCGAACCGGCATGCACTTGATGGACGCCGTGCACCTACGCGGCGATACCTACGCCTCTGCACGCGGAGAGGGCATGATTAAAGCCCTGGTGATCGACCTCAGCAAGGCCCGCAAGCTGCACGGACGGCGCCGCTGGCAGGGGATGCAGCTCAGTATTGAGAACCGCAAGGGGAGCATCCGACGTGGGCACGATCACGACGGCAAGCCGTGGGCGAACAAGATGCAGCACCCCTATGGCTACATCAAGGGGACGGTGGGTATGGACGGCGCCCAGATTGACTGCTTTGTAGGGCCACACCCCGGCGCCCCGCATGTCTATGTGGTGACCACCCGCAAAGCCCCGGACTTCCAGGTAGCCGATGAGCAGAAGTGCTTTATTGGCTTCACCTCCGCGAAGAAGGCCAAGCAAGCGTTTCTCACGCACTACGATGACCCGCGTCATTTCGGCAACATGCTGGAGATGCCCGTAGAGGAATTTAAGGCCAAGGCCAAGGCCACCATGGAGAACCCTGGTGCGATCCAGGCCGTATAGGAGCGCTCCTATGGTCACCCGCACAGCCCCTACGCCCCTGCCCGCCGTGGTGTATCTGCACGGCAGCGACCGCCCGCACCCGTGCTACGTGCGCCTCATGCCCCGCCTGGCCAAGGCCAAGGACATCCCGCCTGGTGCGCGCTGGATTACCGTGCACCCCAACGGCATGGAAGAGAAGGGTGTCCCGATTCTCATAGAGCCCCGAGGCGACGGCTCGTGGAGCGTCACGGCTGGCGCCGGTGGCAAGCTCAACTATCTCCGCCTGACCAACGTCAAGAGCGAAGCCGAGTACAGACAGACCGCCAGAGAGCGTGCCGAGCAACGCCGGGAAGCCCAGAAGGAGCGCGAAGCCATCACGCCGCCCGAAGTCAAAAAAGCCCAGCGCGAAGCCCGAACCGCCGTGCAGCAACAGGCCCGCATCGCGCAACGCGCCTTGATAGAGCGCGTCAGGGCGACCCTGGGTGGGGTGAGTGCGGACCTGCCCCCGGAGCGCCTGGCTGGCCTGACCCTGGGCGCCCAGAGTCTCATAGCATCCCGCCATCACCGCAAGCAGCTCAGCGAAGCCCGCGCACAGTTGGCGGAGCAGAAGCGGACCCTGCTCCTTGACGCCGACGCGCGCGCCGCCATTGGTATGGGCGACCTGCCCCTGCATGGCAAGACGGACGCCGGGCTCTTTGGTGGTCCCACCCTGGGGCTCACCGACCTGGAGCCCGAACCGACCGGCGCCAGCCGTGGCCCCAGCCGCCGCGAGAAGGCCACCGCCAACATCATTGACGACCTGCAAAAGCTCGACGTAGACGCCACCAAGCAGGCCCTGGAGCAGCTTGACGAGCAGGAGCCCGACGCCGACACCGAGCGCGCCCGCGCCAAGTTACAGGCCCAACTGGACGCGCGCGCCCTCCTCGATACCAGCCCGGAGAATCACAAGGCCATTGTGGACCTGGTGCTCACCCCGGACAAGCAGGCCATGATTGACGACACCGTGGCTGCCCTCAACGCTGAAGGCCGGGACGAGGAAGCCGAGCGCTTACAAAACGGCTCAGCCGGGTTGCGTGCCTTGCATGCCGAAGTACGCCAGGCGAAGCAGGCCGGACTGACCGACACCGACCAGACCGCTGTGCTGAAGCAGCCCGCTGCAGACATTGTCGACATGCTCAAGCAAGAGAAAGAGGTTGCCGCCGCTGAGCAGGACGCCCGCCGCATGAAGAAGACCATAGAGACGGGTGGGGTGGTCGACACACAAAAAGCCTTCCGGGTGATGACCTCAGAAGCCCTGGACAAGCAGGTGATCAGCGACTTGCAGGACCAGATACGCGCGGACCTGGCACACAGCATGCTGGAACACGTCAAGGGCAAGGAAGAGACGGCCTACCGGGCTCCTATTGCCGCTGGCATGCAGAGCGCCATAGATAACTTGTCCCTGGCAGCATTAGGGAGTGCCATGCTCAGCCGGGATGTGATCGACTTTCTAGGCCCCAAAAGCTCCGCGCAACTGCTGGCCTGGCACTTGCACAACACCATCCCTGGCGAGATGGAGCGCATCCGGGAAGGCGTGGAAGCGCACCACGCCGCAACGGAGAGCAAGCTGGCGGAGGAAGCCCTCAAGGCCGCAGACCCGCTGCTCAAAGAAGCGGAGCGCATGGCCCAGACCATGACCGATGAGCCGAGCGACCTCAAGGCCGCCCTGGAACAGAACCGCCAGCGCCTGGACCTCCTGGAGCAGGCCCGTGGGCTCATTGGCACCACCCTGGGACGCCTGGAAGGCCAGGCCCTCCTTGGGGAAGCGCTGCGCCGCCCGCCTGTGGAGCACCTGGAGGTGAGTCTAGGAACCGTGGGCAATGCCGACGTACTCATGGCCGCGCGTGCGTTAGGGCTCACCCCGGACGACTTCAGCATGGACCTGGTGGGAGGGACGCGCCTCATGACGATCCACCCGGACGCCCTCCCCAAGCTGCTCAGTCAGACCCCCAAGGACGCCGTGCAACGCGCGCGCACGGTAGCCGACATCAAGGCCGGGAAGCACGACGAAGCCGACTGGCTCCCGGACGGCATTGTTGCCAGGCCCCTCACCGAGTTTACAGACCCCGTGCGCCAGGCCCACTATGCCACCACACCGCTGGAACTCACCGAGCAGATGAGTGAGCCCGATGCAGAGCACGCCATCCAGGCCCACGTTGCCAGCCGTGCCTACCTCGACGGCGCCGAAGATTTTAGAGACATACGCTCTGACCTGCTCAGTGCCGAGCGCCAGGCCACTATTCCCCCGGCCTTGCTGCCCACCTATCAGCGCATTGTGGAGGATGCTTTCCCCCTGGAGACCCCGCGCGCGCGGGAGCTGACGCACGAAATGGCCGGGATACGCCAGCAGCTAGAGGACCTGGAAACCCCCTCGATGTTTGGCCCACCCGCTGAGGGCGACCCCGACGCCTTGAAAAGCCGCCTGGCCGCCGCTGAGCGCGAACACGCCGAAGAGAGCCTGCCCGAGAAGCAAGAGGCAGCCCTGCACAGCCGCGCCGCGCAGTGGGTCAAGCCCTACCTGGACGCGCACCCAGAAATGACACCCCTCGATCACCAGAGTATTCCCGACACTGAAGACACGCGCCGCGCCGTGTTCCGCGCCCTGGCCAGTGTGCCAGAGGGGAGCGTGGCCTTTAAGAAGGTGGGGGAGCTAGGGGACCACGCCAGCACCAGCATGCTGCAGGAACACTTCTGGAAGCACCACAGCCCCATAAGCAAGGATGAAGCCCTAGAAGCCCGCCAGCAGCTCAAGGACCTGCCCAACCCTGGCAGAGACTGGCGCCAGTGGCAGGCCCAGCATGGCACGGGAGACGCCGCCTACCATGCCATCCAGGCCCATCTGCAAAAAAAGGAAGAGGAGGAAGCTGGAGGGGGACTCTTTGGAGCGGTAGCAGAGCCCAACCTCATGGCCGCTGGCAAGCTCGACAACATAGAGGACCTGGCCACCATGGCTGGTATGATCACCGCCGACGATGCAGAGCCCATCTCCCGCGCCGCCCAACTGTACGCCTACGAGCGCGAGAACGACGCCGAGAAGCAGCAACGGATGGAGAGCCTGCAGCACCTGGTCAAGGGGCACTTGCGCGACATCTTTGACCGGCAAATTGCCAACGGGGGGAAGGGTGTCACCGCGCAAGACCGCGAGAACTACGACCGCGCCAAGCTCGCAGCGGACCCGTGGGCTGCCTACGTGCTGGCACACGGGGGAATCCGCCGCGCCAGGGAGGCACTGCTCTCTAGTGCCCGTGGCAAGTTTGCCGATGCCTTCAGCCACGCATACGGGCAGATCACCGGCGAGCCGCTGAAGACGGGCAAGCAACGCCTGGCACAGTGGCAGGGGCATGTACGCGGGAGCATGAGCCCGGACGACCTCCTAGCGCACCTCAAGGAACAGCGTGCCAGCACCGCCAGTGCGCATGCCGCTGTGGCCCGCCGTGGCACGGGGGGACAGTTTGCAGAGGGGGAGCGCGCCGCTATCGCGACCGCCAGACAGGAGCAGGCCGCCGCGTCGCAGCTTGGCTTTTTCTCGCCCCAGCCCACCGTCACCAAGGCCGCGCGCCAGGCCGAGACCGACCGCACCACACTAGGGAAGTTGGCGGAGAATCAGCTAGGGGGAATCATCAACCATCCGGGTTTTGCGCCCATTGTGGAGCAGATGAAGGCCACCGGAGGGCGAGGCGTCAAGCTCATGCCAGGGCTCAGTATGTCAGGCCAGTATGCCCCGCAGCAGCGCGCCGTCCGCATGATGGACGCCGCCAAACGGATAGCCATCCATGCTGGCGTAGGCAGTGGCAAGACCCTCATTGCCCTGGGGACCCACACGCACCTGCACAACAAGGGCGACATCCACAAGACCATTATGGCCGTCCCCAGCGCCGTACAGGGCCAGCTCCCAGGGGAGATATTGCGCTATACGGACCCTGGCAAGGTCAAATTTTTCGCGACGCCGGGTGCGGACCGTGCCACCCGCTTGCGTGCCCTGGCTGACCCCAAGACGCCGCTGGTAGTGGCCACGCATCAGAGCCTGAGAGATGACCTTGTCCACCTGGTAGCCGAGCATCAAGGCAAAAGCCCGGCAGAGGTAGCCACCTTCTTTCGCGACTCAGCGCAGAAGGACGGCCACCGCCAGGCCCTCAGAGCCGCCCTCGACAACGCCGGAATCCCGCCCAGCATTATGACCGTCCTGGACGAAGGCCACACCACGCTTGACCGCATGGGCAAAGACGACAGCCTCATGAGCAACGTCTTTACCGCGCTGTCCCACCCGGACAACTCGACGCATCACATGCTTATGACCGGCAGCCCGCTCAAGAACGATGTGAGCGAAATCTACAGCACGCTGGAAAAGTTGCACCCAGGCGAGTACACCGACCGTGACGCTTTCCTGCGGCAGTATGCGGTACTCACCCCTGCCTTACAGGAAAGCCTACAGCGCAAAGTGGCGTCGCATTTTTACGCCACGCGCGTCAGTCCGAGTGTCCCCGCGCATCATAAGGTGTTAGAGCACGACTTGAGCGACGCCCAGAGCACCGCCGCCAACGCCGTACAGGAGCACTACGACCGGCTCCGACTGGCGCAGCAACGGGGAACGGTCGACCTCGACGCCGCGCGCGCCCTGAGCCCGAGCAGCTTTGCGCACCTCCCGGAGGACCAACACGAAGCCCGCGCGCGCCAGTTGCAAGAGAACGCTGGCCTACTCAGAGACAGTGCCCTGGCCCGCGTGATCCACAGCACCCCGCCCGCCGACAATGCCAAAATCCAGGCCATTGTGCAGCATGCCAGAATGCGCGTGGACCAGGGCAAGCCCGGTATCATCTTTGCGCACAACCGGGACGCCGTCCAACACCTGCATGACGCGCTGAAGGCCGCTGGGATACGGGTAGGCACCCTCACTGGCCAGCACACGGCTGGAGAGAAGAACCGCGTGCGCCAGGCATTCCAGCCTGAGCAGGGCGACCCAAGTATAGATGTACTTGTGGCATCTGACGCCGGAGCCACCGGGTTGAACCTGCAACGCGGACAATGGCTGCACCAGTATGACATTCCGCAAACGGCGATGATCAAGGAGCAGCGAGACGGACGCATCCACCGGCTAGGGCAGACCAACCCGGTAGAGCTGAGCATCTCCCGGACACGCACGCCCTACGATGCGCAAGCCTGGCAGCGCCTGCAAACCAAGCGCATGCTGGGGGAGGTGTTTCAATCGCCAGCGGACCAGCTCGACGATACCGGCCTGGCACAGTACCTGCATCACGCCGCTGTACAGCAGGATGAACGGGAGATGTTTCACCGCGCCGCCTAGAGAGGGGAGAAGGATGGACCTGGCAGAGGCACTGGAACGCCTCATACACACGGAATGCGACACGATCACCGTCTATGGACAAGCCCGCCATCCGTTGACAGGACGGGAGCAGAGCTGGACCGTCACCTTGATTACCAATCAGTCCAAACGCGCCCACCTGAAGCGCGTCGGAGAGGGCGCCACGGTGACGGAGGCGCTCTGCGCGGCCCTGGCGGAGGAGGGCACCACGGTAGCCGATCACGCCAAGCGCCGGAGCCATCGGAACAGCTTAGGCTTGGAAGGTATCCCCGCCAAGTATCAGGGCAAAACCTTCAAGAAGGCGCTGCGCTCACGTCTGTTGTACTAGAAAGGATGTGCCCTATGGAACCCCGCGAGCAGTTACAGGCAGCCCTGGCTGTGATCGAAGCCCACGCCCGCAGTGCGCACAAGCGACAGCAGGACCTGGAAGCGCTGGCCAGCGACAGCGACGCCCGGCTGCAGCAGGCCCTCAGCCGCTACCAGGCGATTCTGCCCGCACTCGGAGCAGGCAAGAACCGCGCCATAGAGCGCGACTATGTCAACCGGCTGGGGGACCGTCGCAGCATGACGCTGGCGCCGATGGAGCACGAGACCCCAGGACAGGAAGGCTGAGAGGAGGGACCATCATGGCAGAGGAGCGCGTGCGACTGATGCCCCAGGGTATCCGTCCGATAGGCATGTGCATGCAAGGCTTTGGCGTCGACGCAGAGGCACAACTCCGCGCCATGTGCAATGGTGCACTCCCCGTGGTAGGGCAGCGGTATGTCTGGCTGTGTACGGCTGTCCAGACCGACGCCGACCCGGTCTATGCCCATTTTACCTTGATCCCCGTGGACGAGTAGAGGGGGACCCCGTGCCCGAGCAGCTCCCCACGCTGTACGTGTCTGATGGCACCCCGGCCTTTACGCACCCGCGCGCCCATGCGGGCACCCTCACCCGCTGCGTGACCGCGCACCCGGCCCCCGTGTGTACCTGTGGCATGTATGCCCTGGTCTGGCTGAAACCTGGAGAGGAGCCCCCGGATGACCGGCCCGACCGGCAATACGTGTAGACGCTGCCACAAGCGGATTGTCCGCCCTGAAGAGGACGCATTAATCCTCACCAAGGCCCTCCAGATACGCCAGGGCGTGCTGTACCTCCAGTGTCAGTGTGGCACCTGGAATGCCGCACCCTCACGCCTGTGTGACCGTCTGCGGCTCATTTTGATCCTGACGGCCTAGCCCGCCGCGCCTTTCCTCCCCGTTCCTAGCCCCTCCTCCCACGCCAGGCCCGTCATGTCACCTCTTTACGTGATGTGTACAAGGGGAAAATCACGCCCGCAACGCCTGGCCGCCCGCGTCAGGCCATGCCATCCATGCCTTGCCTGCCTGGCCCCGCCCGGCCCCGCGCCGCCCCGCATGGCCTCACCATACGCTCCATGCCCTGCCCCGCCTGCCATGCGAGCCCTAGCCTGACCTGTCGACCCATGCTGCGCCTTGCCTGCCAAGCCATGCCCCACTCCGCCTCTGCAAGCCGTGCCCGCCGAGACATGCCGCGCCCGTCCTTCCTGGTCCGTGCCATCCTTGCGAAGCCTGCCACGCCGGACCGTGCCAGTGCTGGCGCCACCGGCCCTCGCGCCGCCACTCCAGGCCCGCCGTGCCATCCCGAGCGCCGCCCAGACATGCCGACCCTCGCCCAGCCTGCCACGTCACCCCTAGCGACACCTACCACCCTTGTACTGCCATGCCAGCCGCACCGCGCCAATCCTCCCGTGCCGCACCCCTCCCTTCCTGGCGCTCCCGCGCCCGCCGTCCCGTGCCCCGCCGTCCCTAGCCTCACCGTCCTTGCCAACCCCGGCCAGGCCGCGCGGTCCCTTGCGATACCCCGCCTGCCATGCCACGCCCATCCTCACCAACCATGCCCTGCTATGCGCGTCAGAGCCTTGCCTTGTCTCGCCCGCCGCACCAATCCTCTCCCTTGCTCGCCAACGCACGACAAGCTAGGCCCGTCCTTGCCTCGCCCGCCAAGCCACGCCATGTGTAGCCTAGCCCAGCCCGCCGTCCGCGCCCGTCGACACCGCGCCAATCGAGGACGGTCGACGCCTTGCCCGCCGCCCCGCGCCTCTGCGTACCACTCCGCCCATGCCAGGCCCGCCGTGCCTATCAGCGCCTGTCCTCACCGTCCAAACCACGCCAGCCGCGCCGCTGCGCCCTCGCCCAGCCTTGGCTCACCAGTCCATGCGTCGCCTGCCTGGCCTGTCCCTACCCCTCCTCTCCGATCCAAGGTGTCCCTATCCCTGCCGAGCCTGCCACGTCTCGCCTAGTCTCTCCGCCCTCACCATGCCCTGCGCTGCCTGGCCCGCCTTGCCACTCCTTGTCAGGCCCTACCGTCCCCGCGCTGCCTGACCCTCCGCCGCCTGGCCCGCCACGTCTCGCCTGGCCTTCCGGCCCTACCCGGCCCACGCCATGCCTACCCAGCCGGTCCGACCCTCTCCCTGGCATGTCAGTGCTTGTCCAGCCAATGCACGCCTGTCCTCCCTCGCCAAGCCGTGCCCGCCGTGCCACCTGTCCCCGCCTGACCATGCCCGTGCTCGCCACGCGGTCCGTCGCCACGCCTGCCTTGCCAGTCCTCACCCGTCCGGTCCACACCGTCCCCGCCGTGTCACGCCTGCCCACGCCAGCCCTCGCCCGCCTTGGCAATCCGCGCCTTTCCTCTCCACACCGTCCGCGCCTTGTGACGCCTGGCCAGCCTCCCTCGCCGTGGCCACCCTCGCCATCCTTTCCGGCCCAACCCACGCCATGCCTGACATACCAGTCCGCGCCAGTCCTGGCCATTCCACCCGTGCCGGTCCGGTCCCAGCTTCGCCGGTCCCAGCCAAGCCCGCCACTCCCTGCCAGTCCCCGCCATCCAAGGCATACCTCGCCCGCCATGCCATGTCTGTGTGTTGACGGGCTTACGACGCGCGCCGCCGCCGTCCCCGGCGCCCACGGGCTTGCTCCCGTGCGGACGGCTCCTGCGTGGGCACTACCACCTTGGACGCCTGCGCCACCGACGCCACCAAATCCTCAAACATGCGGTACCGCCACATCCAGGCCCGTAGCCCGATAAGCGCCGTCTGCAGCATCTCCTCCCGGAGCACGTCGTCTACGAGAACCTCCTGCATCACTCGGTAGCCCCCGCCAGGCCGTCCCCGGTCTGATTGCAGCGACAGGTACACCGTCTCGACCTTGCGTGGGACCTCTGGAGGAGGCACCACATAGACCGTGCGTATGAGCCGCCGCGCCTGGTCGACGCGGTATTGATGGCCCGCTACGCGATCATCCCACTCAAAATGTGGATGCAACGCACTGGCAGGATTACTGGCAGCTTGCACCACAGCCACCGGCTGGAGCAAGCGCTCCGGGTGCGCTGCATGGATGGCTTCCAGCTCCCTACGCACCGCCGCTGGTAGCATCGGCAAACTCCTCTCTGGTGATCAGCTCGAAAAAGCCCATATCAATCCCATTACTCTGCTTGCTATCTGCCCGGCCCTCGCCCACCGCGACCTGTGCCCCCATGCGCGTAATCAAGTTGGTAATGTCCGACTCACTGAACAAGTCCGCGTCGTAGCGCACGCGCAGCTTGACATGCCACTCTGTCCACAGCGGACGGCTGCGTATATCGGTGACTCCAGAGGCGTTGCGCACATGCATATGGTTCTCTACGGGCTCTCCGTAAATCCGTACCAGGGGTGTCCCGTCTGCCACGTCCAGGCCGTCTGCGACCACGAACACAGCCAGCTTGGCTTTGGTCATATGGTAGCCCACCGTGCGACAGGCAGAAATCATGCCGTTCCTGAAGGCACCGCACGGGATGCCACAACTCCCGTCCGCCATCTTATGCTTGGCATTCTCATAGTCTTCCGTAAAGTTGCGCGGCTCCCGGACCTTCTTCGACCGTGCCTGGGTCCCCTGTGCCTGGGTGTCCATCATTTTCTGCAAGGTCTTTTCCGAGAAGCGCAGTTGGAGATACGGCGTCGTGCCCCGCAGGTAAAACTCTAAAAAGCGCTGATTGAGGGGCTTGATACTGATGGCCGTGGCCACCGTATTCACCGGCTCCTCTGCGGGGACCGTGCCGGTGTGTTTCGCCGTCTTGCGTGGTGTCGTTGCTGTCGCCATGGGTGTGCCTCCTTGGGACATCTGCGGATTGTGTTGTGACATCCGGGCACCATGCCCGTGCCTGGTACTATATACGACGCAGCAAAAAGGGGTCAAGAACATTCGTGATAAATTATCTTGATAATGTATCTTGACGTGATAAGTGCTGGCATTGTAGGCTCTTGGCAAATTTGACGTGCTATATGCACCTGGCAATGTCGCAAACGGGCTAGCTCCCTAGCCCATGTCGCGTAATGGCCGCCGTATCTGGGAGGATATTTTCCCAGGAACGGCGGCCTTTTTTTGTGCCCGGAGACGGACCCCATGGCCGCAGTGCTCCCGGAAACCACGCGCCACTTCCTGGTGGACTTTGGCCTGGTCAAGGCCGAACCCCTCACCCCAGGCCAGCCCTGGATGATCTACATCCAGGCATCCACCCCTGGTGTGGACTACGACGGGGAGCGCGTGCTGCCCCAGGCCATGCAGGACGCCCGGCCTTATTTCCTGGCCAATGGGCGTATCAGCTACGAGCACATCACCCCGGACACCCGACATGACCCCAGCGTGCTGATAGGCGAACCCAGGGAGATGACCATCACCCCCGATGGCCGGACCCTGGTCAAAGCCGAACTGTACCAGCGCGTCAAGAAGGCCCAGGAAGTCTGGGACATCTTGCAGAGCGGGGGAAAGATGAAGGCCAGTGTGGGTGGCTCAATCCTGCGCCGTCAGCAGGACGTGACCGGCACCCCCGTGGTCACCAAGCTATTCCTCAACCACATCGCCCTGACCCCCTGGCCCGTCAACGATGACACCAATGTCCAGCTCACGCCTTACGACTCCTTCATGAAAGCGCTGGGGTACCGCGTCCATAAGGCCCTGGGTGCGACCACAGGCACCAGTGCCCAGCCGCTGGTCATGCAGGACCTGGAAGGTCAACGCCAACGCCTCACCCCTGCCTTTGCCACGCGCTGGCAGGCCCTCACCGACATCATTCAGCAACTCAGCCAGGAGCGCGGCAAAGCCCTGTCGGACGACGACGCCCGGCAGTGTGCCCTGGCCGTGCTTATCCGCCGTGGAGAAGCGCGGCAGGCATATGTCGCCGCCAGTGGGAACCGGCTCCCCGGCAGCGTCTAGGAGGACAGGTATGGCTTTCACCAGTAACACGCTCGAAGACGACCTGAAGGCGTTGGAGGGCAAGCTCAACGGGTCCCAGGAGGACGATGGCGACCTCAAGAAGGCCCTGGCAGATGTGGCCAAGGGTGCTATCGGGCTGGCCACCAAAACCCTCAGCAAGGCCCGTGGGGACGATGACGACATGGGCGCCGATGAGGACGAAGGCGACGACGACCGCCCCGGCACCGACGACGACGACACCGAAGAGTGGATACAGAACCTGCTCCAGAACAAGGGAGGGGAGCCCGCCCAGAAATCCCGCCGCCAGGAGTGGGGAGGGGAGGGACTCTACAAGGCCCTCAGTGCCGACAGCGATGTAGGCGCCGTCGACGTGGGAGGGTACCTGCAGGAAGAGTTAGCGATCCGCGAGCGTGACCGCAAAGAACTCCGCCGCTTGCGCAAGCAAAACGGCCTACTCCTGAAAGCCATCACCGACCTGCACGCCTCAAGCACCGCCAACAGCCGCGCCCAGCAGCGTGTCAACGCTGTGCTGGCCAAGGGGCTCATGAAGCTCCTCGACGCCACCGACGACTTGAACAGCCAGCCTGCCACGGGCTCCCGCTTCGCCCTGATGGAGAAGTCTGTCAGCGCCGCCAGGGACCACCTCCGTACTCAAGGAGGGCAGGAGGTGAAGTACACCAAGGACCACGCCGTCCGCCTGCTCCAGAAAGGCATCATCACCCAGGAACAGCACCGCATCTGGAAGACCACCAACATGCTGCCACCCGGCATTGACGCCGCCTAACCTGCCCAGCAGTAGAGGAGCACGACCGTGATAGGTTTTGACTCATTGGTAAGCTCTGGGATGCTCCAGGACGAACTGCTCAAGGCGCTGGCGTCGACAGCAAGCGCGGGCACGGACGCATCCCCATTAGTCAAAGAGGACTTGGAGGTAGAAGCCCACACCCAACTGTGGCTAGAGACCGACCCGGTTGAACTGGTCATATTGAAACACTTGCCACACGTCCAGGCATTCAGCGTGCTGCATGAGTTTGACCAGATCATAGGCTATGGCGCGCGTGGGCATGACGGTTTTTACGGGGAGAACAGCCTACCCGCAGAAGCCGCGATCCAGTCCAGACGCAAGACCGTCAATATCCGTCTGATGGGTGACATCTCTAGCGTGTTCGCGCTGGCCAGCTTCCAGACGCCGATCCAGGCGTTAGGACAGTCCAACCTGGTCGACGAGAACATGGCCAGCACCCGGCTGGACCTGCTCCACAAGATGGCCGTGGCGGTCTACAACGCCGACGATGGCAGCACCACCCACACGCTGCGCTTTAAGGGACTGCGCCAGCAGATACTAGAGGGCACCAGCCCGTCCAGTGCTGCGCCGTTCACGATCAACCCGGATTACATCATTGACCTGCGTGGTGCGAAGCTCGACCCGCCAGAAATTAGAAAGCGTGCCCGCCAGGTACGGGAGCGCTTTGGGGCTATGCGCTGGCTGTACATGGCGCCGTCCGTCTCAGAGTTTCTGGAAGAGAGCCTGGACCCCGCCGAGCGCTTGATGATCCCGCGCACCCCAGGGGACGCGGTGATTCTGGGGCAAAACATTGGTGGCATGAACACCGCTGGCGGCATTACGCGCTTTGCGGTGGACAACACCCTCACGAGCAGCCTGTACATGGGCGCTGCCCCACTTGTGGCGGAGACCAACGCCCCGGCGCCGCTCCCGGCTGGCAACATTGCTGCCCCGGTTGTCGCCGCTGACGCTGCCTCTCTGTGGGGAGCCGCTGACGCCGACGCCGCCGTGGTCTATGACATTACGGCCCTCAATGCCGCTGGCGAATCGACCGCCACGCGCGTGGGTCCTATCGCCGTCGCCGCTGGCCAGAAGGTCACCATTGCGATCACCCCGCGCGCCGCAGACACCTCGTACCGCATCTACCGGGGAGACAGCACCCTCAACCCGCCGCTGTTTATCCGGGAAATCAAAGGCACCGGCAATACCACCGCATTCAATTTTGTCGACCTCAATGAACGCATCCCAGGCACCACGGACGCCTTTGGTCTCAACATCGCCAGTGCCAACAGTGACGCCATGCGCATGAACGACATGAGCCGCGTCACCTTGCAGAACCCGCCCCGCCCGCGCAATACCGCGTCGCTGGTCACACTAGGCCCATGGATGGGCATTTTTGAACTGGCCCATATTCTCCATACCGCCAGCCGTGACCTGCTCTTTTCGGCCTTTACCCCACAGATCACACACCCCTATCAAAACGTGGTGTGGATCAATGTAGGCGACCGCTAGAAAGGGAGGAGCGGTATGGCCTGGAAGATTAGCCGCGTCTCTGGCCCTGGGGACCACGTACTAGGAGGGACCACGGTCACCTTTGACGCTGAGGGTGTCTGCATCACCGACAACGCCGACGTGGCCGCCAACGCCCGGCAATTCCCGCGCTATTTCCTGGTGGAAGACACCAGCGAGACACCTCCCGCCCCACCCGCTGAGGAGGGGGAAGCAGAGGAGCCTGGCGCGAGCCCGGACGCCGTGCCTCCGTCCGAGACCGCACCAGAGGAGGGCGCCGCCAACCAGACGGCGCCTGGCTTCACGCAGGAGGACCTCGAAAGCCTCACCGTGACCGAACTCCGCGAACTGGCCAGCGCCGCCGATATTTCCGGCGCCAGCCGCATGACCAAGGCCGAGCTGGTCACCGCCTTGCTCGCCAGCCAGGGAGGGTAGGCCATGCCCGGTGGCTGGCAGATGGGACTGAAGCCGAAGCCCGACAACCTCAAGGGCATGCTCATTGACAGCATGGTCCCTGAGTACATCCGGCAGACCTACCTGGTAGGCGTCAACCTGGGTGTGGCCTGGCAGGGTATGCCCGGCGACATCGCCATGCAGAACATCCTCAACGGCATTATTGCCGACGTACAGAGCAAGCTGGGCATCCGTTTTGAGCGCCAGGTAGTCAAGACCGACCCGGACGCGGACATGGTGCAGGGCGAAGACTTTGACCTCTTAGGGGAGCGCCTGCACCACTTCCGCGCGCAGCTCACCTCGACGCACTACTACATACCCCTGCCCTATAGCAACGTCGTGAGTGTGGAGCGCGTGCGCCTGTTTTACGGCAACCAGCTTGTGTACACCGTACCAGCCGACTGGATTTACTTCACCAGCAAGGAGGGGATTCTCCGCCTGACCCCGAGCCTCACCAACTCTGTCTTGCAAGGCAACTTTGGCGGTTTTGACTCTGTCTTTTACACCTGGACCTATCGCGACTGCATCCCGCATGCCTGGTCTCTCGACTACACCATAGGCTACGACCAGATAGACGCAGATATTGCGCGCTATATCGGCCTGGCAACGGCCATCCAGGTGCTCTCGACCGCTGGCCAGGGGAGCGACATCTCCGGGGGACTGAGTAACGAAAGCCTGAGCCAGGACGGCATCAGTGAGTCTGTGGGCTATGCCCAGGGCAAGTATGGCCCCTACAGCGGGCTCATCCAGATGTACGCGGACGAACTCGACCGCATGGACCTGAAGCAGAAACGGCTGGCCAAGAAGGGCATCAAGGTAGCCGTGGTCTAGGAGCACCCCCGTGATCTACACCGGACGGCTGGGCAAGCGGCATTTTACCGTGCAGAAGCAACGGGACATGATCGCCGGGCACGGCGCTAATGTGCTGGTGATTCCGACCGTCACCTGCCCGTGCCTCACCCTGGAGCAGCTCTTTGACCCGCTCTGCCCGGAGTGCTTTGGTACTGGACGCTTCCCCCAGCCCGCCTTGCAGTACACCACCGTGCTGGCCCTCATTCAGGACACGGGCAAGCAAGACTACCACGAAGCAGGCTCATGGACCGAAGGCCAGATACTGTGTCTCACCCCGCCCGAAATCTCCCTGGCCCTGTGGGACACGGTCACCATGCTGGACGTGCGCGACACCTTCAGTGACGAAGTGCTGCAGCGTGGTGTCAAGGACCGCGTGCGCTTTTCCCAGGGTGTGGAGGTGGAGCTAGTCCTTGACCGGACCCAGCCGTATATCCTGGGGACAGACTACGTGCTCACCCCGCCGAACGTGATCACCTGGCAGCCCACCGGCAGCAGCCCGGCCACAGGCACCTATTACAGCATCCGGTATAGCGCCTTCCCCACGTATGCCGTCTTTCAGGACAACGAGCGGCTCCGCGTGGAGAACCGCACGCGCCAGGCCCAGGAGGTGATGCTCAAGCGCCTGGACCGCATCGACCCACAGCGCCCCTTTCCCGTGCCCTAGAGGACCTGGCTTATGGCAGAGATACGCATAGACGTACCCAGGCACACCACCCCGATG